CTGGCGCGCCCGGCGAGGCCGGTCCGGCTGGCGAGGCTGGCCCGGCTGGCCCCCAGGGCGAGAAGGGCCTGGACGGGGCCCCTGGCCGCGACGGGCGGGATGGCGTCCAAGGGCCGCAGGGCGAGCGTGGCTTGCCCGGTCCCCAGGGCGAGGCCGGTCCGATCGGCATGCGCGGCGAGCGCGGCGAGAAGGGCGACCCTGGCCGCGACGGTGCCAGCGTCCACAGCATCGACCTCACGACCCCGGATGGCGGCCGGACGTTCGTCTTCAGCATCGAGGGCGGCGACGAGGTGCTGGTCAACGAGATCCAGACCCGCACGACGATCTGGCAGGGCATCTACGAGGAGGGCCGGACCTACCAGCCCGGCGACATCGTCACCCTCGGCGGCTCCTGGTGGCACTGCAACCTGGAGACCACCGAACGGCCCGGTGAGGCCAAGGCGGCCTGGAGCCTCACGGTCAAGCGTGGCCGCGACGGCAAGGACGGCAAGAACGGCGAGCGCGGCGAGCGCGGGCCGCAGGGCCCGGCGGGGCGTGACCTGACGCAGATCGCTCCGGATGGGAGCAAGTTCTGATGGCCACCACCCCGCTCGTGACCCTGGAGATGGTCCGGGATCGCCTCCGCATTGACGCGGTGGACGATCAAGCCGACGTGGAGCGGATGATGCGGGAGGGCACCCGCATCGTCCTGGGCTACCTCAAGCCGCAGCCCGATGGCTCGCCCCTCGACCGGGGCTGGACCATCGACACGGTGCCCGAGCACGTCCAGACCTCGATCCTGCTCGTGATCCGGGCGATCTACGACGGGGAGGATAATCCGCTGTCGCAGGCGGTGATCGACATCCTCCACCGCGACCGGGACCCGGCGCTCGCATGAGCCGGCAGCCGATGCGGGCCCGGCGGCTCCGCACCCGCCTCACCTTCTACAGCCCGATCGAGAACGAGAGCCCAACCGGGAACGTCGAGTTGGGCTGGGAGCCGTTCGTCTCCCGCTGGGTCGAGATGGCCGGCATGCGGGGCAAGGAGCAGCTCCAGGCCGGTCGCCTGGAGGCCCAGGTCCCGTCGATCGTCCGCATCCGGTGGGACAGCGAGACCGAGCTGATCACGTCGGCGTTCCGGGCCGGCAAGACCGGACCCGACTTCGCGATCGTGTCGGTCTCGGAGCCGGACCAGATGCGGCGAATGATCGAGCTGCTGCTGCTCACGGGCAAGCCGGGCTAGGCCATGGGCACCTTCAAGGTCGATGGCACTGCCAAGCTGCAACAGAAGCTTGAGCAGATGCCGGCATCTGTCCGCGAGGCGATGTCGAACGCCATCGCCGATGGCATGGAGGATCTCAACGACTACCAGCGCCGCCTCGCCCGTCGCGTCTGGCGGACCGGCGAACTGGAGTCGAGCATCGGTTGGGGCTGGGTCACTCCAGGGCAGGACGGCCTGGAGGGGCTCAAGAAGTTCCGCGCCGTCAACCTCGCGCAGAAGGGCGCCTTCCAATTGGCCGCCAAGGCGTATGCCGGGCGTGTCGACGGGAAAGAAGCCTACTACGCCAAGTTCGTCGAGTTCGGCACCCGCTACAAGCCGGCGCGGCCGTTCTTCTTCCCGGCCTATCGGCTGAAGAAGCGCGACATCAAGCGGAACATCGCCACCGCCTCGCGCCGGGCCATCCGCGCAATCGCCAAGGCCGCCGGCACGCCGCCGCCGCGGAAGCCGAGAGCGCCGAAGGGTGCCGCGACATGAGCCCAGACTGCTCCAACGAGTTGATCGAGGCAATCCGGGCGCGGCTGCTGGCCGACCCGGCTGTCACCGCCATCGTCGGCACCCGCGTATTCGATCGGCCGGACATGGGGGTCGACTTCCCCTGGCTCCAGATCGGCGAGACCCTGCTTCAGCCGTTCGAGGCGCAGTGCGTCACCGGGACGAGCATCTTCCTGACACTGCATGGCTGGGGTCGCGATGGCCATGCGGGCGACGACATGCGGGCGCTCGGCGCCGCGGTCTACGCCAGCCTCCATACGAAGAAGTTCCTGCTGCCTGGGCCCTACGCCCTGCAACTGATCGAGCATCAGAACACGCAGGTTCTTCGCGATCCGGACGGCACCACCCGGCACCTCGTGACGGAGTTCCGCGCCGACACGACGGCCGATCTCTGATCGGTCTGCCCGACCCGGCCCTTGGGCAAGGCTGACCGGCCCGCAGCGATGCGCGCCCTTCCCATGATGGAGCCCTTGCCATGGCCCAGCCCGATCTCGCAGGTGCGAGGGAGCTGCTGCTGTATTTCGAAGATCCCGACGCCCCGAACGCTTGGCTCTTCGCCTGCGGCATCAACTCGCGAGCCCTGAACGGCACCCTCAACAACACCGAGACCCCGATCGCCGACTGCGACGACCCCACGGCGCTGCCGGTGCGGCGGGTGACGGCGAACTACTTCGCCGAGGAGATCTCCGGCACCGGCATGCTCGCCCTGGAGCGCCTGGACGATTTCGAGGCGATCTACCAGTCGGCCGAGTCCCATCGCTGGCGCATCGGCATCATCAACCGCGGCTATTGGCAGGGCCCGTTCCTGATGACCGCCCGCAACATCGGCGGCGAGCAGGAAGGCTTTGTCACCCTGGAGATCACGCTCTCCAGCGACGGCCCGGTTCCGTACATCGCTGATCCCACCTTCCCCGGAGGCACCACGTGACTTGGACTGCCCTCATTGAGGTGCCGTTCGCCAACGAACTGCATCGTTTCCGCCTCGGCCTCGGTCAACTGGAAGATCTGGAGAGCCGGTTCAAGGTCGGCACCATCGGCTGGGTCGAGAAGTTCCGGGCCAACGAGTGGCGCATCGGCGAGATGCGCGCCGTCTTCATCACCGCGCTCGTCGGCGGCGGCCAGGACCAGGCGCAGGCGAAGGAAGTCGTCGATCGCTGCATGATGGCGTGGCCGCTGGTCCGGAACGTCGATCTGTTCTGGAAGATCGTCAACGCAGCGATCCTCGAACCGCCGCCTGGGATGTCCTCGGGAAAAGTTCAGGCGGACGAGGAGGAGGAGATGGCCTCAACCTCGCCCGCCTCCTCGGTCTCGGAGGAGCCCTCGGCTACACCGCGGAGGAAGTCTGGCGCATGAGCCTGTGGGAGTTGACGGCGCTGGTGGACGGCTTCAACGCCGCGCATGGCGGCGAAGACGGCGGTGGCGTCGCTCCGATGACCGTGGAGCGGTTGAAGCAGATCAACCCTCCACGGACGATCCATTGAGCGAAGCCCACAGGGCATCTGCGCGCTCGTAATCTCGGTTCACCCTGGCCCGATCGCAGTTGAGCACCGTGCGCATCCGGGACGCGGTCATGTAAGTCGATGTGACCGATGCCAGGGTCTCGGCCGAGAACTTCGGGTCGGCCCGCAGGAGTTTGATCAGGCTCACCATCGGGTCCCCAGGCCGGCGGCTCTTCGTGCAGGCGTAGTCCCCACCCTCGGCTTCGCCCAATGCCTTCGCGTAGTCGACATAAGCCGCAGGCGCGATGGCCTGGGGCTGGGGCTGGGGCTCGCCGCCCGTGCTGACATAAGCGCCGACTGCGCCGCCGAGCAGGGCAGTAACGAGCGTGCCGATCAAATAACTAGCCATCGAAATCTCCGGGTTCGAGTCCTTTTGCATTGACATAATCGAAAGTTGCCCGAATGGCAATGACCGAACTCGAAACGCTGCTAGTCACGGTCGAAGCAGATCTTCGCCGTTACTCCAAGCAGATGCAGCAGCTTGGGCAGATGACCGATGGCGGCTTCAAGAAAGCCGGCAAGGCCGCCAATGACGGCCTTTCGACCGTCGAGCAACGCGCCAAGCAGGCTTCGGCCCAGGCCCAGAAGGCGCTTCAGGACGCGCAGCGGTCCTCTCGCCAGTTCGGCCAGACGATCCAGAACGTCGGCTATCAAGTCGGCGACTTTTTCGTCCAGATCGAAAGCGGCCAAGGCTTCCTGAGAGCCCTCACGCAGCAAGGCACTCAGGTTCTCGGTGCCTTCGGCCCCTGGGGCGCCGTGCTCGGTGCTGCGGCCGGGTCCTTGGCAGTCCTGGCTTCGACGATCGGCTTGTTTGGCCCTTCGGTTTCGGAGGCAACCGAAGCGGTCACGAAGCTCAATGACCAGCTCGGGACCACCGACGAACTCACGAAGGCTGCGGCTGGCGGTTACGACGCGCTGATCCAAAAGGTCAAGGAGTCGACCCGCGCCACCCGTGAGGCGTTCCTCGCCGAGCTGGCGATCGAAGGCCGCGAGGCGGAGAAGAAGCTCAAGGAGACCGCGGAGACCGTCGCCGGGGCCATGGGCGACATCAACTCTGCGGTCGCCGAGCGGGTGTCCGTCCTCTTCGGCAACGCGGCCGGTGGCGTGTCGCTGGTCGGGCAGGAGATCAACAAGCTCCAGGACCAGATCGCGAAGGGCGTCGCCTCGCCGGAGGATTTCGAGCGCCTGAACAAGCTCTTGCGCGATGGCGGCACGGCGAGCGGCGAGGCCACTGCGCGGGCCAAGGAACTCCAGGAGCAGATCGCCAGCCTCATCAAGACGAT